CGAAGATGCTGTTTATTTCGTGGTTAACCGCACAATCAACGGCCAGACGAAACGTTATATCGAGCGCCTGTCAAGCCGCCTGTTTACCAGCGATGAAGATGCGTTCTTTGTCGACTGCGGTCTGAGCTATGACGGGCGTAACACTTCAGCGCGCACTCTGACTATCAGCGGCGGAACTGGCGACTGGAGCTACCAGGTCGACTACCCAGTCACGATTACCGGCGGGGCTTATTTCGTCAACACGGACGTTGGCGCGCAGATCCAGTTCCCGTACTCAGAAACGAATCCTGATACTGGCTCGGTGGTGGCGAAAGAGTTACGTGGTGATATTGTTTCGGTAACCAGCAGCACGGCGGTGGTAGTACGCTTTAACCGTAACGTTCCTGCAGTCCTGCGCAGCGCGGCCACGACAAACTGGCAGATGGCGCGCCAGACTTTCAGCGGCCTGTCACACCTCGAAGGTCAGACGGTCAACATCCTCTCAGACGCCAGCGTTGAGCCACAGAAAATCGTAACTGGTGGCGCTGTCACTCTGGAATCACCTGGCGCGGTGGTGCATATCGGACTGCCGATAACCGCAGAATTCGAGACGCTGGACATCAATATCAACGGCCAGGAAACGCTGCTGGATAAAAAGCAGGTCATCCCTACCGTCACGATGGTGGTCAACGCCAGCCGCGGTATCTGGGCAACCACACCGGGCGGAACATGGTACGAATATCCGCAGCGTGAGTTCGAGTTTTACGACGACCCGGTTGATGATGCCACCGGCAAGGTTGAGGTGAAGCTCGACAGCAACTGGGATAAAAACGGACGCGTTAAAGTGCGTCAACTCGATCCTCTTCCGCTTTCCGTTCTGGCTGTAATACCACGCCTTGCCGTAGGGGGATTCTGATGCTTAATGCTCAAATCGTACCGGCCACTGCAGATCACATCGAAGCCATGCTGCCACATGTCAGACAGGCAGATGTTGAAGAGTTTCTGGCGACAAACGGATGGAGTCCGCGGCGCGTGCTTGAAACCGGGCTGCGCACGTCAACATTCTGCTGCGCCGGACTGGTAAACGGGGAAGTGGTAACCATATTCGGAGTGGCCCCTGCATCCATGATCGGCGGCAGCGGCATCCCATGGCTGGTGGGCACCGATGCGCTGGAGAAATACCAGCGCACTTTCCTGCGTCGCTGCGGGAAAGCGGTCAATGCAATGCTGACCGTTTACCCGTATCTTGAAAATTACGTTGATGCCCGCAACCACGTCGCGCGCGTATGGCTGCACTGGATTGGTTTCACCATTGAAGAGCCGAAGCCGTATGGCATCAAGCATCTCCCGTTCCACCGTTTCCACATGGAGAGAAAATAATGTGTAGCCCAGAGATCGCCCTGGTTGCTGTAACGGTAGCCTCCGCTGCCGCCAGCGCATACAGCCAGAACCAGCAGGCAAAATATACGTCAGCAGTGGCCGAGAAAAATGCCGATATCGCAGAGTCACAGGCTCAGGATTCTATCAATCGTGGCAATGCTCAGGCTGATGAGATTCGCCGCCGTAACCGCCAGGCAGCAGGTACCCAGGCAGCCACGATGGGCGCGACAGGTGCAGAGCTCTCCACAGGTAACGCGCTGGATATCTTCGGCGATACAGCTCAATTCGGCGCGCTGGATGCTCTGACTACCGTTAATAACGCCCAGCGTGAGGCATATGGCTATCAGGTGCAGGGAAGTAATTTCCAGTCTCAGGCTGATGCAACACGTAGCGCGAACAGCGCAGCATTAACCCAGACGCTGCTCACAACTCCGCTCAAAGCATACGGCGCTTATCAGATGGGGGGGGGGACCTGGTCCCCATTCAGCCAGAAGGCTGCGCCAATCAGCGCGGCGGTCGGAACCAGAACGGGGCGCTAAGGAGACATCATGCCAACAGTTCCAACAGTCACCGGGCGCCAGGTTGAAAGCCGCGGATTCCAGTCTCCTGGCTTTCAGGCGTTCGAACAGCCCAATGTCGGCGATGCACTCGTTGACGCCGGAAGCAAAGCTATCAGCGTATTTGGTGAGGCCAAACAGCGGGCCAATGTTGCTCTTACTCAAGAGGCATCACTGAAACTGAATGCCGTTGGCAACGATCTGCTGAATAACCCTGATTCCGGTTTTATGAATCTACAGGGTAAAAATGCGATCGGAAAAGGCCATGAGTATGTGCAGCAGTTCGATTCGCAGGTACAAAGTATTGCTGCAAGCCTGCCTGATGAGCAGGCGAGAAATGCATTCCTACAGCAGGCACATCAGCAGAGGATCCAGTTTGCAACAACAGCTGGGCGCCATGAAGTTGGTCAGGTTCGTCAGTACGAGGCCGGGATGCAGGAAGGCACGCTGCGTGCGCTGGCGCAGCAGGCGCTTTCTCCTGGCATGTTCGCACCGGCACTGATGAATGCCCGTAACTCTATCATGGCCTACGGTAAAGCCCACGGTCAGAGCGATGAAGAAATCGAGTCTAATTTTGTGCAGTGGCGTGAGCAGGCCGCTAACCGCGCCAGCGAAGCATGGTACACGCCGACCTATCAGCAAATGATGGGTCCGGAAGGCAAGATCGAAGTTACGGACACGCCGAGTGAATCACAGATCTTTTCCGCCATGATCTGGCAGGAGTCTGGCGGCAACCAGTACGGCAAAGACGGTACGCCGCTGGTATCTCCTAAGGGTGCCGTGGGCGTGGCGCAGGTGATGGAAGATACCGGGCCGGAAGCCGCCCGGCTGGCGGGTGTTCCGTGGGACCGCGATAAGTGGCTGAATGACCCGCGCTATAACGCGAAGCTGGGCCAGGCATACTTCGGCGCACAGATGAAGAAGTACGACAACAACCCGGTGCTGGCGGTGGCGGCGTATAACGCTGGTCCGGGCGCGGTAGATGGATGGATCAAGCAACTGGGCGACCCGCGCACCGGTGCCGTCAGCAATGAGCAGTTTGCAGCAGCGATCCCCTACGACGAAACACGAAACTATGTGGCGAAAGTCACCGGCAGTGCACCGGCGATCCCCGGCACGGCCACCATGGAAAACCTAATCAATCAGCCCTTCTGGAATGCAATGAGTCCGCAGAACAAATCCGCGATGATGAGCAAGGTTGCAGGCATGTACGACATGCAGGCCGCTGCCGGTCGCGTGTCATTGCAGAGCCGCATGCAGGATGATATGGCTAAGCTGGAGGCGGGTCAGCCGGTAAATCCGATCTCTGAGCGGGAATGGCTGGCGGTGATGCCGTTGCAGGCCAGCCCGGCTGACCGCATTCAGATGCGAGAGTCCTTCCAGCAGTACCAGCAGGCGATGACGCTGCAACCGGTTTATCAAACCATCGTTCAGGGTTCCGCTCAGCAGGGTATTGCTGCGGTCCAGTCGATGGCACCACAGGAAGATGATCCGGATTTCAAATTTAAGCAGAGCCTGTATGCGACTGCGCAGGCCAAGCTGAATCAGGTGATGAAGGCGCGTGAGTCCGATCCGGGCACGTGGCTGCAAACCAACTCTCCGGTAGTGAAGAACGCCTTTGAGCAGTACCAGAACAATCAGGCGTCCGGTGAATATCTGGTTTCCCGCCTCCAGGCTGAGAAAGACCGCCTGGGCATCAACAGCAAGAAAGTGCTGCCGGACTCTATGGTCAACAGCCTGATTTCGCAGATCGACAACAATCAGGAATCCAGCGTGACCGCTATTCAGTCGGTGGCGCAGTCGTTCGGCAAATACTCTGATCAGGTTATGCAGCAGGTGCAGAAAAGCGCTTATCCGGCGCTTCAGGTCATCATGGCGACCAATAACCCACGCGCCGCTAACGCGCTCTGGCAAAACCGCAGCGTTAAAACCTCTGATCTACGCGGCAGCTTTGAGAAGACCGATGCCGACAGCGCCGACTCATCCTGGAATGAACAGGCCAAAGACTTTGCAGGGACGATGGTTGTTCAACCTGGCGGGGCCGCTGTGTGGAACAACTTCAACGAGCAGGGTAAGCGCCTGACTTACACCTATATGCAGCGCGGCATGTCACCGGGAGATGCCGCAAAGCAGGCCTATCAGGACGTTCTCGGCGAGCAGTATCAGACCAACGGCACCTGGCGCATGCCTAACAACGCAGGGCACGATATTCGCGATGTTAAAGACGGCGCTAACGAGTACCTGAAAAACCTGTCAGCGGATCAGATCATGCCGCTTATCGGCGATGCCCGTCTGCCTGATGAGGTTAACCGAGAGCAGAGCATTTCGCGCATTCGTGATAACGCTCAGTGGGTGACCAACAGCGACGAAACAGGGCTGACTCTGATGATGAACGGTCTGCTGATCAACAACGCTCAGGGCCAGCCGATTACCGTGCCGTTTGCTGACCTGGCGAAACTGGGCGCTGGCAACCGCACCACGTGGAACAGCCTCACCAAATTCGTGCAGACGCCGGTTAAGTACACGCCGGGCCAGTCGAAGAATTACACGGTGGAAAGTCAGCGCGACAACCTGATTAACATTATCCAGAACGGACAGCAGAGGGGAAGATAAGATGCCAATTTATACAGATGATCCGGGTCATGGTATAAACCAGCCGTTGTCGAATGCCCCGGCAGGCTTGGGTGAATCGCTGCTTTCCTCACTGAAAGAAGGCTTTAAAGAGGGGCCTGTAGTATCAGGCTATCGGTTCTCCCAGGCTGAACAACTGGCGAACGATCCGAACTCGACTATTGTCGCCAAATCTGAAGCAGATGCTCGCCTGAAAGAGTACGGCGTGAAAAGCATTAACGTGCCGGAAAGTGGCGTCACGCAGTCGTATCTTGATCATGTGATCAGCGAGCGCCGGGAATCGCTGGCGAAGCAGCAGATCGCCATGTCTGCCCCGTCTGGATGGGTAGCCACTCCGCTTAACTTTGCCGCAAATCTTGCTGGCTCCATGGCAGATCCTGGTAACGTGGCGCTAGCGCTGGTCCCGTTTGGTGGAGAGGCGAAGGCGGCGACAATGCTCGGGCGTTTCGGTGAGCGTCTGGCTACCGGCGCGCGGCTTGGCGCTGGCCAGGCCATTGCCACCGTACCGCTGACGGCTCAGGCTGCAGCCGCAGAAGGCGATGACTTCACCTACGGAAATGTACTGGAGAGCACTTTTTTTAACACCTTGGCTGGCGGGCTTATGCACGCTGGCGGCGGGCTGATCTCTGATGTTGTGCGTTCCCGCAGGGCTAGCACCACTGAAAATCCTGCGACCTCGCCAGACATTCAGACCGTCGCTGATGCCCAGCCAACGCCGGTAGTTACGCCTGACAACATCCCGGCTGGCGTCAATATTCCTGATGCAGGTACAAACGCCGATCTTTCAGCGGCAATAGCGAGGGATGCAGAAGCGTATGCCTACAGCCGCGCCTATGATGATGTCGTCCCGGAATACCTTGCTCGGCAGCAGGAGCTACAGACCGGGCGCGTCGACAACGTTGCCGATATGCGCACTGAGCTGGCGGCCAACAACCGGGAAAGTGAAGCGCTTGACGCTACCCTGGAGCAGCGCACGACAGAGTACCAGGCGCAACGTATGAACTTCAAAGCGGCGCGTGCCAGAGCACAACGTGATATTCAGGGTGAGAAAGACACCATTGCCGCGCGTAATCAGGAAATTAACCAGACGCTTGAGCGCAACGCCGCCGCAGAACAGGCACGAGGCAGAGAGTCGCAACTGTCGCGAAAAGAGATCCCAGAAGACCTGGCCCACTTAATCGACCAGCGCGCACAGCAGATCCGCGAGAGCATGCAGATGTCACCGGTCGCTGGTGCCGTTCGTACCGCATCGGCAGCGGTGCGGGAGGCAGACTGGAGCGTGAACCAGCAGGCATACCGCGGCGCACTGGCGCACATGATGGAAGGCCGCTCGCCTGACATTGAGCCATTCTATGATCTGCACAAACCAGCTCTACGCGAGCGTGCTATTCAGCGCATCCAGAATCCTGTGCGGCAGGCTGATGAAGGTTCCCGCGCTGTCAGTGAAAGTGCCGATCGTGTGTGGCAGGATACGCAAAAGGCTGACCACGAAATCACAGCGGCCACTGCAGATCTGGAAAATGAATTCAATATCAGTGACGCCCTGCTGAACGACATTGCCACAGACAATCCTGATCTGGCTGCGTCAATGCGCGAGAACATTGCTGCTATTCGTGCAGAGGCAAGCGACGACTCTATCGGCAAAGCGTATCGCGCTTTCGCCGCCTGTATGATTAACCGGGGGCTGTAATGGCTAACGAATTTCTGACGCAATGCGAAATGACCGTCAATACGGCTGCAGGGCGTAAGCTGTCTGAGGACGAAATGGAATCGCTGGTGCGTGACATGAACGACACCACCAACCGGATCCTGGCTGGCAATGAAGCCCTGACACTGGAAGAAGCGGCGATGCGCGCCGCGCAGGAGCTTGGCAACCGCGAGCAACTGGCGAAAGTAATCGAGGCACGCAATAAAGCTATCAATACGCGCATTGCTGCTCAACGGCTTGGCGAACTTCGCCGAACGTGGAAAGACCGGCCTGACATTGGTCTGGAGGCAATTCTGGTGGGACGTAATGACGCGCGCACCGGTTCCCGCCGTTCGGTATCGTCTGAGGTTGCCCAGCTGCGCGGGAAGTATCACGCCGGAATCAACTACGATTTCGACCAGGCCGGGCTGGTTAAATTTATCGCCAGCGGCAGCAACGACCGGGAGATCTCCGACGCCATGTGGCGCATCGGTCGCGGACAGAAAACGGACGGTATGACGCCGCAATCTGTCAGCGCTGCGAAGATCATCATGAAGTGGCAGGAAACTGCGCGCGTGGATGAAAACCGGGCTGGTGCTTGGATCGGCAAAATGCCCGGCTACATCGTCCGGCAGTCGCATGACATCCTGAAAATTCGTGCCGCCGGTTATGAGTCCTGGCGCAATGCCATTCTTCCGCGTCTGGATGATGTCACCTTTGACGGGATCACCGACCGCGAAGGGTTCCTGCGTGGTGTTTATGACGGCCTGGCATCCGGCGTGCACCTGACATCTGAAAAGCCTGACTGGATGAATGGCTTCAAGGGATCGGCGAATGCGGCGAAACGCGCCAGCCAGGAGCGCGTGCTGCACTTCAAAGACGGTGTGAACTGGCACGAATACAATGAGCAATTCGGGACCGGAAGCCTGCGAGAGGCAGTCTTCGGTGGGCTGAACAGCGCGGCGCGCACGACTGGTATGATGCGCGTGCTGGGCACCAACCCACAGAACATGTTTAAGTACCTGACAGACACCATCGCAAAAGACGTGAGCAAGCAGAGCAACCCGGCGGCGCTGGCAGACTTCATGACCAAGGTGCGCCGGTTGAATCGCACGGTGATGCCTCAGGTCGATGGATCTCTGAATATCCCCGGCAGTGTCGGCTGGGCCAATGCCTCTGCCAACGTGCGCGGCTGGCTGCGCATGAGTCAACTCGGCGGCGCGGTTATTTCGTCTTTTAACGACGTGCCGATCTCGGCGACAGAAATGCGGTATCAGGGGCAGAACTTTATGCAGGCGCTTACCGGCGCAATGAAGGGCCGCTTCTCCCGCTACACCAGTGATGAGCAGAAGGAGATCCTGTCATCAATCGGCGTTTACTCCGACACAATGACGCAGGAAATCATCCGCCGCATGTCCGGCGATGACAGCATGAGCGGGAAGATGGGCCGCGCGCAGCAGCTGTTCTTCAAATACAACCTCATGAACTTCTGGACAGAGTCAGGACGTAACAGCAACGCCATGATGATCACCAACTGGCTGGCGAAGAACGCCGATCAGCAATTCTCTGCATTGCCGGAGGATCTCCGCCGGGTGCTGGACCTGCACGGAATCGGTGATGACGAGTGGAACATTTACCGCAGCATGGACATGGCCGACAGCGAGGGTCGAAAATTCATGACGACCAGCGGCATCCGCGCAGTGCCGGATGAGTTGATCGGCGACTATGTAACGTCGAAAGGCCTGAAGGTCACCGAGCGCGCTATTGCCGACGCCAGAGAGACGCTGGAAAGCCAGCTGCGCGGTTACATTCTGGACAGACTGAACATCGCCATGTCAGAGCCTGGCGACCGCACGCAGGCATTTATGAAGATGGGCACCGTACCTGGAACAGTGGCAGGGGAGGCGGTGCGCTTCGCCGGGCAGTACAAATCCTTTACTGCCAGCTTTATGCAGAACGTGCTTGGCCGCGAGGTGTTCGGACGCGGCTACACTCCAGCCGGGCTGGGTGAGTCGAAAACCGTATCGCTTACCAATGCGCTGATGAACAATGGGAAAGGTGCTTTCCTCGGCGCTGCAAACCTGTTCGTTTGGGCAACGATGTTCGGCTACATCTCCATGCAGTCGAAGCTCATGCTGAAGGGGCAGACTCCACGCCCGGCAGATGCAAAAACATTCCTGGCTGCCGCCGCTCAGGGGGGCGGGCTTGGTATCCTGGGCGACTTCATGTTTGGCGAAGTTAGCCGCATGGGAGCCGGGCCGGTGACGTCACTTATGGGACCGGCTGCCTCGAACGCCGACAGCATCATCACGCTGCTCCAACAGACCACGCGCGGTGATGCTGACCTTGGCGACTGGTATCGCACAGCTCTTGATAATACGCCATTCCTGAATGTCTTCTGGCTGCGCACCGCAATGAATGGTTTAATATTGAACCGTATACAGGATGCACTCGATCCTGGTTCACTGGAGCGCTACCAGCGACGAGTCGAGCGTGAGCAGGGCAACGAGTTTCTGATCAAGCCTTCACAGTTTATGCTAGGGAAGTAATATGAACAGAATTATATTAATGATTCTTCTTGTTTTTTTAGTTGGAAAATCTTTTGCAGATACTACCTCACCTTTAATGATTCAGCCTAAAAATGGGGAAACATTGGAGGATTCTAAAAAGCATACAATTGAATACTTTGGATGCATAAAAGGGCAAGCTGTAAAATATGCCAGGACAGGGGAAAGTGTTGAGTCAATCTCAAAGGCTTCTGTTGTATCCTGCGAGTCTTACATTCCAAAGATCGCAGAGTCGAATATATACTATTTAAATTCTTCTCAAGACGGTAAGAGACAGTTCACTGAAAGGCTAAAATCAGATGGTGAGAGGTTGGCAACAAAATTCGCCATGGATGAGAAGCTAAGCAAGTGATAGCGTGACATGTCACAAAGTCCGCCGCACCAACAAAAAAGCCCGCGGCGCGGGCTTATTCTTCCCATTTCTCATCGAAAAGGTCTTCTTCCAGTGGCATTGGTTGAGTTTTTGTTTGTTCAAAAAAGGCGTAGCTAACTGCGATTGCAGCCTCTGTGAATTCACCTTT